CCAATTGAGTTTGTAATAATTCTTCTTTAGTATCTAAACCACTTAATTCAGCTTCTGTTTTTTCTAATATAACTTTACCCTTTGAGTATTTTGTTTTCAAATCATTCCATTCATTATATTGTTGTGGTATATCTTCCCATCTATCCAAAGTTTGTTGAATACCAGTTGCATATATTAAAGCATCTTTAACTGTTTGTTCTAATTGTGGTAATGATTCTTTTGCATTCATTGCATCCTTTACGAATGTATTATCACAACAAAATTTACAATTAGGGTCGTATTTATGATTATCTAAATGTTTAATTTTTTCTTGTGCAGAACTTAAATATAATTTTGCGTTTGAATATACTTTTTCCGCTTCGATCAATTTTTTTTGTTCTGATTGATAATTAGAATATACAACTTCTATATCAAGTTCATTGGATTTGGATTTATTTACAACCGATTGAGAAACTTCATTGAGTAATTCTTTATATTCTTCAATTTTACTTTCTTTTGCTTCATATTCGGTTTCTAAAGATTTAATTTGGTCTTTCAGGCTATCTCTTTTTGTTCTCAATGTGGGTAAATCCAATTTAGAATCAATTGGCGTAAGTTGTCTTGTCAAATCCAATATAACATTTTCAATATCAACCTTAATCTTTGTTTCACTATTTAAGTGTGTTTGTAATTCTATTAATTCACTATTTTTATTCTTAATATCAATACCCTTATTGGCCAATTCTGTCGTAAAGTCGGTTTTCTTAAAATTTTTAATAAGTATGCTAACTTCTCTAATATCCTCCACTGCTGTATCGTACAATTTATCAAAGATATTTAATCCCATAAATTGTGCCAATAAATCCTTTCTCTCACTTTGAGATTTATCAATAAAAAGTGCATTATTACCTTGTAAACTCAATGCAGTAAGAACAAAATCTTCATATGTTCCTACATATTGTTCAATTACTGCGTTTGTATCTCTACGTTCCGTTCCGTTTAAAGATGTTCTTTCATTACCATCCATTCGGTAAAATTCCACATCCACTTTTACATTCTTTCCTTTGTTTACGGTCTTTGCAGTTCTTTCAATGAAGTATCGTTCACCATTAATATCAAATTCTAACTTACATTTGAAATCCGTTTTACGATTATTCATTATGTTTGCTGCTTTAAATGCTCTACTACTCTTATCGTAAAGACAGAAAGAGATTGCATCAAATAGGGATGATTTACCACTTGCATTTGGTGCAAACAATCCCATCAAACCATTTAACTTTGTGAAATCAATATTATTATCCTCACCATAGGAGAACATATTGGAAAATTCAAATCTGATAGGTTTCCATTGGATATTTCTAACCACATCATCTAATACTATCCTACTATTTATATCTCTGTTAATTGTTTCTAATTCTGCTAAGTCCGCATTGTTCACAAATGGCATCATTCTACTCACATAATCATGTATAAGTGAGTTTTGATGGTTTACATCTGTAATATTTTCAAAGTCCAATTTGTTTTGTCTATTACCGGTCTTTAATTTAGAAAGTGAGTCGGTTCTGATAAGAGTAAAATCCTCAATACCATACTGCATCTTTATTTGTGTTAGGACTTTCTTCGTGTCCGCAGTGTCGGTGTTAGATAAACGCACTCTCAAACGTGCATGCTTTGGCATATTTGTTACAACTGGTACAAACCCATTATCAACATCCAAAGTATAGTATCCGTAATCATTTAGAATATCCACTGCTTCATATGTCATAGTATCTAAATCCCAAATAAGAAATCCGTGCTTATCCAATGTCTCACCGAAGTTTTGTTGTACCAATGAACCGGCATATGCAATCTTACACCCTTTCGGACTAATCATTTCTTGTCTTTTGTGGATATCACCCAATAGTGCCAAATCAAATCCATCAAATATATCCGTTGTGAAATGTCTACTACTAACTACATACCCCACATCGGTCATTGAGTTATCAACGGGTCCGTGGAATAGTGCAATCTTTTTATTACCAAAAATTTTATCTGCGGTAATCCAATTGTCTTTATTATCAAAAATTGAGAATACGGAAAAATCAACTCCACCAATAGAATATACCTGCGTATCTCTCAAATAGTGAAAGTTTGGTAAATCCAATGCTTCTACAATTGGTGTAAGAACATCCAATCTATCCAAATTGTTCATATTACAATCGTGATTACCTGTAATAAGAATTGTTGTGCACAATTTAGAACATTCAGTAAATAACCAACTAATCTCCTTTAATAATTCAGGAGACATTTCCAATTTAGCATGTGCAATATCACCTGCTAAATAAATAATTGAATCCTCCGTTCCTCTTTGACAGATTTCTTCAAACATTTTTTCAAATACTTGTCTATACTCTTTGTGTCTTTTCACATTACGAATATGAACGTCTGCGATATGATAAATTCTTTTTAATTTCATAATTGATTTATTTTCATCAATAGTAATTCCTCACTATTAAATTCTTTAGTTTTCTTTAGTTCTTCATAAAAGTTTTCATAACCCATATCGGCAGCATCTTTATCTTTTAGATACATCATTTTTACATTTATTCCATTTTTACGAAAATACTCTGCTGCTTTTAATGCTTCTGCCATAGCATCATTATCCAATGAGATAATGATATTATTTACTCCACTCATAAAAATTTTTTCTACCAATTGTTTAGATGGAAACTTACCCAAAAGTGGTATTGCGTTTCTTTTAATTGTAATTGCATCAAATACACCCTCACAAAGTATAATCGGTTCTTTCCAATTTACCTGCGATTCAAAACAAATTATATTTTTGCTGATTGGTGGGTTTTTGTATTTCATTTTGTTTTCAGGATAGTAAGACCTGGAAACAAAGTAGTTAAGTGACCCATCGGAATTGTATGAAGGAATAATTACTCTTTGTGCATACAATCCTTCTTTACAATAACCAATATTGTATTTAATTATATCTTTTATTGTAATACCTCTTTTAGTAAGATAATAAATTGCATTTTTATATTCAGGATTAAACCCTTTCGGTTCTTCTGATAAACTAATAAACTCTTTTGGAAGGGAAATAAATACCTTTGTATCAGTATCCTCTTGCTGTGGTGTCCAATTACTATCTCCGTATATTTCTCTGATTACGGATATAGTTTTCCTATCCACATCAAGTTTACGAAGCAGGGATGTCAATTTCCTACCACCACTATTACAAGTCCAACAATGCCACTTTTGGGTTTCTGTGTTTATCTGTAATTTTTGTTTGTGGTGATTACAAAACGGACAATAAAATGCTAATTCGTTACCCTTTAATGTAGAATAACTACCCAACGTATTAGATAACGTAGATATTACAATATTTTTATCAGTCTGCTTCAACACCTAACAAACATACGACAGATATTTGATATTACCAACTTTTATACAAAAAACTTTTCCATTTTATGCTCTGCCGAACCGTGTAAATTATATGGTCTAAAATCTTGTACTTCTATAAATGATGAGTTAAATTGTTCTTTTTTCAATCCCCATCCTTCTATACAACCATAATAACCAAATGGATATTTTTTATTGATGACTAAATCTATATATTCTCCATTTGCTGTTCCAATCGTCATTAATACACAATTTTTGCCATACCTATTTAGTTTACGGAAATTTGCAACTATTCCATTAAAATAAAATTGTCCTTCATGCTCCCCACCACCTAATTTTGGTAAAAAATTTTTACTATCCCACCAACCTGTTTTTGTAAATTGGTCATATATAGTTCCTGTTTGTTTATTATTAATTTCTACACCATTTATAATCGCTTCTCTTATATGCACCCATTTTTTATAAGATGATTGATTATGTTTTAATGTTGCTTCCCAAAACTTTTTAGGATTACGGGCTTTGTGATATGCCAATGCCCAAACCATTTGACCGTACGCTATTGAATGTCCTTTTGCAAAAGAATACTTACGAAGATGTGATAGTTCTTTTAGTATATCTATATTATCACACTTTTGCTTAAAATCCTTAATTATATCTGCTCTCAAATTAGCAAACCCCCTTCGATATCTATCCGCCTCTGAAAGAGTACAACCTATTGCGGATGATATAAATGTGAGCGCATCTTCATCGTACACAAACATTGCTTTGCCATCTCTAAAATAACTTGCTTTTCTACCACCATCCGCTGCAGCCGGTCTAATTAATGCTAGTGCTAATGCAACATCGTACATATTCTTTGGTTGGATAGCAAGAATAGTTTTCCTCATCGTTCTACTCTCACTTTGCGTCAAACCTAATACATCACCACTACATAATAATTCCGATGTAAGTTTATCATCAAATTGGTATTCAGATAACTTTGTAATTGGGTCTAACTCTCTTAATTGAGCTAATCCTCTATTACAAAGGAGATCAATCTTTATCCAATTGTGTTCCTCTACATCATATTTATCTACTGCTATTTGATTTTCTTTAAGTATAAGTTCTTCTGGTATCCCATCTTTCCAAATTACAATACCCCCACAATGTTTACTCCAATTTCTTTGTTTACCCAATAGTTTTTCAGCAATTCTATAACACTTTTGTTGTGTTTGAACATCTGAAAATATCTTTTCAACCTTAAACCATTTAGGAACAAACTTACGATAACCACATTGACGGATTGCTTCTCTTAATGCAGATTTTTCTGTGTATTTTACTCTATTAGAAATACGAGAGACCATGTTTGGATATTTTTCTCCAATCATTAATAGTATTTCATCTCTAACATCATAAGGAACATCAATGTCAAAATCCGGCTGGTCTTCTCTCGTCCAATTTAAAAAACGTTCAATTGGAATATTTTCTTTTATTGGGTCTATATCATGTATACCCATATAATAAGCAACTAAAGAGCTAGCACCACTACCTCTTAATAACCATAAATAACCTTTTTGTTTTACAATTTGTATAATATCCCAAACTTGTTTATAGGTTTCAATAAAACCTTTCTGCTCAATAATTTCAAACTCCTCTTTTAACCTTCTAACATAATCAAAGTGTAATGGATATTCTCTTACAAATTTATCAATTAATACTTTACACATAACTTATTCTTCAAACCAATCATTCGGAATTTCTTTGTCCGCATATTTAAATCCATATTTTTCACACCACATTCCGTAGGTTGTTTTGGATTTTTTACTGATTTTATTCTTTGAATTTGTAAATATGAAACGAATATCTAATTCTGGATGTTGTTCTTTAACTAACAGATGTTTTTTCCTATCTGCGATAACAAATCTACCTTTTGTTTCTATTCTGATTCCGTTAGGTAAAAGAAAATCAGGATGGTAAGTATGTTCACTAACAGGTACAATATAAGGAATCTGTTCTGTTTCATACTCAACTTTAATTCCTTTACCTTTGATTTGTTGGGAAATGTTTTCTTCAAGACCTGACTTAAATCCATACTTCTTTGCAACCCATTTAGAGTTGGCTTTCTTTTTTGTAACTTTTTTTGTCATTAAAATTATCTCTTTACGGTATCGGAGTATTTTTTTTCATTAAGTTCACCACCTCTACCTGTTTTGAATTTTGCAGCAGTTAAAACTTGTTCATCTGCTTTTTTCAAATCGTTTGTAGTATATGGAGTTTTTGCATTTACCCCCGCATCAAATGAAATTTTATCAACACCAAGTGCTGATTTTTGCGCTTCATATGTTTCTAATATTTTTGACATATCTTATTTGTTTTATTATAAATATAAATTAAATATCAAATCGTACAATAAAGTTTACAGGAAAATCAGGTTCTGATTTAATTGGTTGTGGTAATTTTGCAACCGCTACCAAATCACAATCATCATCATATAATCCAATTGTAGTGATAAACGGAGACAAGAATGATCCTGTTGAATCAATTGAACCACTTAATTCCCAATCATCAAAACCACCTGATATTGAAGAATCAACCGATGAACCATATCTAAAATCTAATGTATCACCATTTTCTAAAACATTCAATTTTCTAATATATCTTCCACCAACTTTAGTATTTACCTTATATATTTTACTATCTGATCCAGTTATATAGTCGTATATAAATCCAATATCTTTTACTGCGGATGGATTTTGTGAAAAATTAAATTCATCTGGATTTACTACTAATAGGTATTCATGCTCATAAATTGTTTTTGTTGATTTAAATGATAAATACCAATCTGATGTTAATTTCTCTTCCGATTCACGGGTTATAACTATTAATCCCTGATTATAAAAAATATTACCAACTTTATTACTTCCAGCTTCAGGTTCCAAAAAATCAAAATTATCTACGAGCATTATACCACTTTCTAAATTAAATGAAGTCATTATTGCAGAAAAAGGTTCTCCTAAATAATTTCCTGTTATATCTCCTGTAGCAAAATTTAATTCAGTAATTATAATATCATATTGATTATTTAAAATATCAAAAAACGTTACATTTCCTGTTTGATTATTAACATTGGTATAAGTAAGTTTATCTCCTTCTACACCAATTAAATTACCATTAGAATCATCAATATAAGTTGTATTATTATCTATTAACGTTACTGAACCTTTTTTTATACCTTCACCAACATATATTTGTGGTATTGATAAAACTTTTGCTGAATCTGTTATAAATCTTTCGGAGCCTAAACCTGTAATGTGCTGTGTTGATTTATTTCCAAATCTTAAAAATGGATTATCTATGTTATCATTATAAAATTGAGCTTTTAGTTGTCCATAAATTGATTTTTTTGGAAAATAAGATGATGATACACTCGATGTGGCGTTTGCTTCTAATAAAGTAATCTCATTAGAAGTTTCATTAAAATTCCATTTTTTATAAGCCTTAAAAGGTCTTATACTAATATCGGATTTGGGTATTCGTTTTAACATATCACATATAAATATCTACCTAAAAGAAAACCCAACCTTACGGGGTTGGGTTCTACTAATCTGTTGGTTATTCTCTATTAGAAATCTAATTTGACTTTTATTGCCACTTCTTTATCGAATGACTTTTCGATTGGCTTGGATACTTTTGCAACTGCTAATAGCTCATTAGCATCATCGTATAAACCAACAGTAGTTATGTATACCCTAGGGTCTCTTTCAAAACTTGGTACGGAGAATTGTCCTATTGAACCGGTTACGAATGTTGGATTATTTGAAAAATTAAATTCTCTATTATTTGCTCTTACGAAGAAATGAGAAGTTGATACGTTTTCTGTTCTACGAGCTTCAAAATCCGCACCACCGCTAATTGCCATTAACAATGCAACTGATCCTGATTTATTACCATTATTTTGGTGATATACATCTTTTATCGATGAGTTGGCAGGTGCTAAAAATGGGTCAACCGATGCAGCCAATGCTGACGGGTTTAACAATATAATTCCCATATCAGGATAAAATAATCCCCATCCCTCTCCATTTGATGCAGTGTAAGTATTGATTGATGCAGTTAGTGCAGAACCAATGTTTAACGAACCACTAGCTAAGTTGTAAACTCTACCCGCAGTTGTCACATTTTCATCAGTACCACCACTATCATCAATTAATTTTACTGATCTTATTGAACCAGAAAGTGTTAATGACAAATTTCCTGGATCTAATCTTTCTTTATATCTAGCTCTATTTATATTAATTGCATAAAAATTTCTTAAATTATGTCCACCGGCAGTTGAACCACTATAAACACTAAAAAATTCATCACTTCTTTCTAATAAAATATTTTTAAATTGATTATATATCGCCTTTGTAGATAAAGTGGAAGTATCATCATCTGTCAAAGTTGGAGCACCAAATCCTCTGGAATCACCATATGAGATTGAAAATTGAACTTCGGAAGCATCTGAAGATGTTAATGAATTATAAACATCTAAATAATAATAACCACTTGTTGAAGCTACTTGTTCAGAAGATGTGAAATTTGCTTTAGCTGCCAGAGAACCCGTATCACCGCTCCAAATTCCAGAAGTTACGATTTCAGTTCTATTAGTAACTTTATCAATAGCACCAAACTTTTTGTATATGCCATTTGTAATAGTTGTTAAATCACCACTAATTTGTTCTCCCTGTCCCAAAAAGTTGTTCATGATTCTAACTAATTCGTTAGTATCAATTGGTGTACCTGCGGTGTTAGCTGCACCTGCTAAATATTGTGATAAGTTACTTGCTAAAAGGGCTCCTCTATTATCTCTAATTACTGCCATAGTTTATATTATTGAACGTAAGTTACTGTTACTGGAATAGTTTGTGAACCACCCGTTTCGTTACCATAAACTGTAATCGTAGTTTTGATAGTCGAAGTTAAAGATGGGTTTGGAATAAATTTAAATGTCAATCCTTTTGCAATTGCTGCTGTTGCTGATACATCATCGCCAATGAATACCGGTACTGAACCAACTGCTGCAGAAACTCCCTCACCGATAATATCACCCGCATTTTTATTTGCGAGTATAATTGTATACCCTAAATTTCTATTACCTGCTGGTGATGTTGTTGGTGAAAGAGAAACCTCACCACTTCTTTGATTAACTGCTATATTAGGTACACCAAACTCTACAACAGGAATTCTTGTTGTATTTTTTGGAAGCGTAACTAATTTATATTTCATTACCTGTGTTTCATCAGGATTAGCTTCTAATACTGGCATATTTTTGATAGCCGCATCATAATAAGCGGAACCCAATGGATGAGCGGGTTCATATAAAGAGTAATCAATTTCATCATCAGCTAATGCAAATTGTGTAATGTTTAAACCTTGTCCTGCTGCTAATTTTTCTCTACCTTTTTTAGTAAGAATAGCATCTACAGTCAATTCGGTATTACTTAAATATCCCATAATGTATGTTTATTCGTTTGTTAATATATATAATAATTTTAAAATTCCGTTATTCTACTTCCAATATTGGTTCACTTGCATCTCTACCTGCTTTATTTACTCTTAATGTATTTGGATTAGTAGTAAATGTTTCTACAGGAGGAGTACCATCTAATGTAGTTACTGCTGTATTTCTTGAACCTCTAAAAAATGAATTCTCCAAACCTCTTGTCAAATCAGAAGTGTTTTTATAATGGGTTTTTAAATATCCACTAACAGGCTTTACATCTATAATATTACCACCAATTGTAGGGACAGTTGAACCGCTAAATGGTTGTATATTTAATTTAGTTTCAGTATAAAAAGATGAAGTTAATTCCATACCACCTCTAGGGTCACCTTTTCCATTAATTACAATTCTAAATTTTACAATATCTCTTTGTTTTTGTTCTGTTACTAAATTTACTCTAATCCTTTCTTTAACTCTTCTACCCTCTTTGTCAAAATATGTTCTAATAGCCGAACCACTTTGTGCGTAAATACCAAATCCAATTGTTTCTAAATCGCTTTGGCCAGCTATAGTATTTATATCAAAAATATCCAATTCTGTTAATATTGTACCATCGCCCAAATTTGCATCTATATTAACTTCTTTCTGATATGATTCGCCCGATGAGCTAAATTCATCATTAACATATATTGGAGTTTCATATTGATAATTTTCTGCAGTTGTATTGGTAATATTACCATTTTCTATAATTACCTCATATTGATTATTTTCTCCAATTAAAGTTTTTGCAAGATTGGTATCAATTATGGATTCAAATTGATTATTTTTAGCAGAAGTAATTATATGTTCAGTAGTGTTTATTATTGATTCTTTTTGATATTGTTCACCTGTCGGTTTAGATTCTTCTATTTTACTTCTTTCTAAAATATGCGGTTCAATTAATAAACCACTAGTAGCTTTAACTCTCGCAGGTAACATTTTTTTAATATCTTCAAAAAGAGATTTTTCATAAGATTTAATTAGATTGATGTATTGGTATATATCTCTACCATTAAATCTTTGAAAATAATAATTTCTTAACTTATCTAATGATTTATAATTTGAACGAAATTCATCTGAAGGGTCTCCTATATAATCATCTAAATTAATACCACCAAATGATTTTGCAATATCAATATTTAATTCTTTTGTAGGAGAGAAAAATAATCCAATTCTATTAGAATCCATTGGAGATTGGCCAAATGATTTTTTTGTTGCTCTACTCTTACAGGACAGATTTATACCACCAGAAACATCATTACCAAATACATCAAATTGTGACTCAAAACGAATTTTGTTTGTAGAATATCTACTTGAACCAATATTTGGAATTTCTAAAGAAACGGTTCTTTCAACAACTTCAAAGTGATATGGATATGAATATGTCAAAGATGATGAAACAAATCCACTTGCTGTTGCGTATAATAAAGGTGATGCATTTGAAGAAAATAACGAAGCAGATAATGATGGTCTATTTTCATAATCATTTCTTGATAAACTACCACTAAAAAAAATGTTTGTATCTACATTTAATAAAGATGATGTTAAATACAAATTCTTTGGGTATTCAAAATCTAAACGGAAGTATAAATCTTCGGTTGATGATGAAATATGATTACCATTTATTGCTTCAGGAAATAATACATGTCTACTAAATGCCGATGTAGACAATTGTGTAGACCACAATCTTACTTCATCTAAACTTCCCGTGTAATCCCAACCAAAATAAACTCTATCTGTTTGCGGGCCAAAATTATTATTTAAAGATGAACTATATGAATTTTCAAAAATATTTTTATCTTTTTCTACTTGCTTAACATCCAATCTCATTCCATTTGATCCTGATGATAAACACATACCAAAAAATCTATCATTAAAAATAGGTAAACTATCTGTTGTTATTACATTTGTACTTCCACTATTATATTTTATGACACCAAACTCACTACCAACTGATCCAGACAATTCAATATTCCATCCAGCCGAACCTGAAATAAATGTAGTATTTTGTGCTTCGTTTGGTTTTAAAAATAATTCTATTGTCTTTGGTTTATATCCTTTATCGGTAGTTTTCCATTCCAATTCTATTTTAGAACCACTATTCATTACCAATGCATAAGTTATATTATCCATTAATAATTTTGTAGTACCGATTTCTTCTGTTTCCGAAAACCTATCGGTTCCTTCTGGACCACCAAATTCTAAAATAGAAAGATTTGATGAAGGAATACCATAACAAGCCATAATTGCATAAACACCTCTACGAGTGCCTTTGTGTTTTAAAAGATATGGTAGGTTATTCACTATTCTTCTCCATATTTCATTAGTCCTTTGCTTTGGAGATTTTGATTCTTTTGTATTACCATTTGAATCTTGTCCATAAACATATTTCCAAAGTTTTTCATCGGCCGCTAGATTTTTAGCATCCCAGCCAAACGATTTCAAAGTATCAAACAGTAACTTATCAGGCATTCCTCCCTTTGCTTTATACCCTAAACCTTTATTTTTTTCTAAAGCCTTTGTGAAATAATATATGTTATCGAAATGATGTCCAATCATTGAAAAGAATAACAAAAAGTTATCATTTTCATTATTATTTAAAATATATTGTGGAATATTATTTTTTAAATAGTTTTGATTTTCATTGTCATAATTTTCTGCTATTTCTATTAAATTTTCATACCAACTATTTACCACATTCGTTGTACTTGCTAATCTAACACTTCCTTCATAAGGCCAAGTTATAGATGCAGCGGATGTTGTTGTGAGATTTGATGCAGATGTATATAAAAACTTTTCAAATCCATCAAAATTATTTATTAATTGATTTTTCTTTAAATTTTGTCTTTCTGCTTCTTGTTTAGAACCCAAAGAACCACTATGTGATTCTGGTGCATTTGATGCTGAAATTAAGGATTCATATATCTCTATAAGTTGTATTTTATATACAAAATTATCTACTCTTTCTTTTGCTGAACTAAAGTGTACAAAATTTTCCCATTGTAAAGAACCTGTTAAAAAGTTTGAACCACTATAATATTCTATATTCAATTCATCGGTGTTAATTAAAGATGAACTTAAATAAGTTGATATTAAATTAGCAGAGGAAATAGCAGAAGCGCTTAATATTAAATTATCCAAAGATTCAAATGCAGTAGATTGTCCACTTACAAAATCAACTTCTATACTAAAGTTTGGTCCTTTAATTGGTGGACATTTAATTGAATCTTGTTCATTTAATACTACGGTTTCTATTAAAGGATTACTCATTAATTTTGTAACCCATAGAGTTGAATTTACTCCTATATTTGCTGGTAGTGGTGAATATAATTTTAATAGTATTGAATCAACTTTATTCTTTACAATTATATTTCCGATTTCATCTTCAGTCTTTTCGGATAATGTCCAATCATCTTCTTCCCACGATGAAATTATAATTTGTTCATTATTTTCAAAATTAATCAAATGCGTTAAGTATTTACTCTCTGGTTCTAATTTATTGAATTTAAGGTTTTCGGAAATCGTTTCAAATATTGCATTTTTAATTTGCGACTCATCTAAAATAATTTCTGGATATATTACGATTGTTATGACTTCATAACTATTACCAATCAGTTCTTTTTCACCACCTCTGTTATATGGTATAAATCCAAAAATTAAATTTATCTTTTTATTTTGTAAATATTTCGTAACTAATTCTCTTAAATTAACATTAAAAGAACCAATTGCAGGTAAGTTAGAAAATAAAGGAATTATTTGACTTGTAGTTGTATCCAATAAATAAACATCAACAGAAGTTGCTGAAAATGTTTCGTAATCAACACTAAAATCTACGTTTAAATCTGAAAATACGGGAACATCTATTTGCTCAGGCGCAGTTACCTCCAATAACGATGGAAAATCATTTATTTGATTAAATGAAATAATAATAGATTCAGTAATACCTATACCGATATTATTTACTGGTACTAAATAAACTATTTTTCTACCATATAAACCAGCGAAATCGTTTTTAAAAGAAAGTTGTACGGTAGCTGTTTGACTAGTTACTCCATCAGAAAAATCAGGCTCTGATTCTGTTACTATTCGTCTATTATTTCTTCCTACTTGAGTAGATACTAAAACTCTTATTGGTCTATCCGAAATATATACATCAACAAACTCGGCATTTTGTGTTGTAAAGTTTATTGTTATTGTTTTATCTATATCTGATTCTCTTACCTCATATATATTTTCTTGTCCTTTACCCGAATAGTTTGTAATCTTTGGTGCATATAAAATTTCGTATTTTGTTTTATTAAATACAACAGCAACGGTTATGCCACTTGCAAATTCTTGACCTGTTACTTTAAATGATTTGTTGATTTTATTCCATTTGGAAAAATCATTTGGATTTAATTTTGCAATTTTATTATCTGCCCAATAAAAACATTCGTAAGAAAATTCTTCAGGCAAGTTTTCCTCATTTAATTTTAATCTTACAGTTTCGTAATTTTCAGTAATATTAATATTAATGTGGCCTGATAATAACTTACTCTTATCGGTTGATTTAGCATCCAAATTACCATCACTCAATTTTATAAAATCAGAATCTAATATATCATTTTCTGCTGTTACTATTTGGTAATTACATCTAATATACTCACCCAATTCGGATGTATAGTTTGAAACAAAAGATAGATTATAATTTATTGTTTCATTTATCGGGTCACCGCTACCATCATCAACTAATCTCCATTCGGGACATTTTTGTCCATCAATATAAAACTTTTTCCATATTTTACCTGGAGGTGGTGGTGGTAAATTCGGTTCAGGACATTCTGGGTCTGGATCAATATCACGTATATCTTTTGTTATAAAGGCAAAATTTAGACTAACTGTCGAATTAGCTGATGGTTGAGTTCTTTCCGCTAATGCCTCATATTCTCCTGTATTTAGATTATATTCATATTCTTGTACTGATATAACTTCTTTATATAAAACATCAAATCTTGTAGGTGGTATTGGGTTAAAATTAAAATCTGTATTTGATGCTTGAAATTTTAAATTTGTATTTGGTCCTTTTTCTAATTCCGTCCCAAAATTTGTTTCAAATCCTTTTATAAGTTCGCTCTTAATTGGTGATAATACATCACTTTTTATTGGTTCTTTTATTAAATCATCTACACCAATTAGGTCTACTTTTGGATATGCTTTTTTTATAGAAACTACGAAATAATTTTTTGATATTCTACCATCTATATTCGCACGATAAATTCTACTTGTTCCAAATTTCGTGGATGGTTGATATTGAACTTTATATACTTCACCAAATCCTAATAGATTATCATCCTCAATGAATTGAACCGGCTCTGGCGCAGCCATATAAATTCCAATATATGGGAATGGTTCATATGATGGGGGAATAAAATTTGGGTTTAGGTCAAAAGGTGGTATAAAAACAACATCACCAGCATCAAGCGTACCACCTCCACCTCCTATGTCGCCTACTGTCGAAATGGTTGTAGAAGTTCCTCCTGTGTTTCCACCTTCTCCACTACCATTTACGAATGGATTGTACACACCTGTACCATCGTATGGATTACCGATATCACTTCCACCTAATTCACTATCAAAATCTGATTGTTTTGCTGGCATTTACTTTTGTATAAATATTTTTATTCCATATTTTCATATGATATTACACCTATATCTCTTGGGTTACTGTTACCAGTTCCTGACCCATCATTATTTCCAAAATTGGAAGGATCGTTGTTTATAAATACACCCCCGCCTACACCTCCACCTGGTGGAGGGGGTACTTCTTTAATTGGTTCTACAACATAACCACCTCTAGGTTCGATTGTTTCTGATATATCATCAAATTTAGGCGGCGGTGGTAAAATATCAATAGGAATCAAATCAAAATCAAATATAGGCGGTGTATCTTCTATTAGTAATAGTTTAGGTTTTGGTTTTGGTATTACAGCTATTTCGATTGGATTAACCTTAATAGGTATATCCGGTTCTACTGGTAAATCAAATTTATCTACTGGAACACCACCTCCAAGCCCACCTGGCAATCCGCCAAAAATGTCAAGTGCTTTCACCTTAATTGCTTTTTTCTCATCAAATACCACTTTTACATCTTTAACTGGATTATTAAATAATCCCAATGTGTCTAAAATATCCCTTTTAACATCTACTTTTAGAAATTCTCTTTCTTTTCTAACTATTGCTATTTCTCTTCTCTTTAAAAAAGACATATTTACAGCGATACAATTTACTAATATACTTTCAATATCACCCAATATTAAATTAAAATCATATCTCTCACAATTATCAAAACGAACTTCAGATGGTTTACCATATGTACCATCTCCCAATGTATAGTAACGATTTTCTAAATAATATGAAACAGATGTTCTAAAATCTGAAAATATTTTTGTTCTTAATTCTGAAAATTTTGCAAGTCCAAAATCTTTTTTCAGCAATGCAAAAAAATCTTTGCCAAATTTTCTTTCTAAAGTTGTATCTATTTTTTCAAGATATTGTGATTGATATAAATCTAATGAATCAAGTATTTCTCTTTTATAAAAAATAAAATCTTTTGTAAGATTATTAAAATTATCAAACTCTTTATTAGTTTTTTGATTTATATTTTCAAATTTAGTTTTTAAAGGTAGTATTCTCACTTCTTCCCTTGATGGTGATATTTCTTGAATCCAAACCCTCTCTAACTCGTTTTCCGAACCCATTTTGTTTCTTACAAAGTTTATATTCAGTTTAAGTATACCATTTGTAAAACCTAAATCGTTTAATAATTTTTCAGCATTAATTGCTAACTCCTTTTGGCCCTGCTGGTTTGTAATATTGTACATATATTCTGCAATGTTTTGCGATTTTATGTATGCGACATTATTTCCGGTCTTTTGTGGTAAAAGATTATTGTTAACGTCATACACAGCTACTTCCATTACATCGTACTTACATTCACCAAAATAACTTTCTTCAATTTCATTTTTTGTGACAATAAAAAAGTCTTCAGTTTGTAAGAACTGACCTTCGTTTGTGGTTTTTAAATTAACCTGTTCAAAATTTGTATATTTTTTAATACCCATATTTTATTCGTATGATCTAGGATGCATTATACCGATTTGCATTTTATATTCTTTACTTTGTTCACTACCATCAGATGTTTTCTTAACTTTTATTATCATAGTACCCTCATAAAACTTACTACTATCTTTTTTTCTATAGTTACATCCGCCAGGAGTAATTGTTAATGCTAATTTTTCAGTTTGTCCAGCTATGACGTTAAAGCTTGTTTTTGGTACACTTAACCACCTCTGCCCTTCACCAAATTGTAAAACAATCTCTATCTGAACATCTTTTGTATCATTATTTACTATATCAATGGTATTACCGCTTATCCATTTTGTAGCATTATCTTTATTATTAATTCTTGCATCAAAGTCAGGATGTTCCGCTTTTTCTTTTTTAGGTGTAATTTTAATTGCAACTGCTCCGTTTACAACATCTGCACCCGTTGCTAATGCCACATTTGCGGTAGATTGTTGAATTGCCTGTTGTTGTTGGACTGCGCCCAATTGAGATTGTAAACCTTCAATAATAGAATTGAGTGAATCAATTTGTTTTATCAATGCATTTATCTGCGCTTTGAATCCTGTGTTTTGTGCCTGTAATGCAGCTCTTAACACCGATTCATCAACTGATTTTTGTAATGATGTTGCAATTTGTCCTGAAAATTGATCAATTGTTTTATTCAAAGTATCTAATTGATTAACCAAAGCATCGTTTGTTTGTTCTATATTTAGACGATTATTAATTTCGGTTTGAACTCTGGTTTGTAAATTTCTTATATCAATTTCTAATGTTTGTACTTGTGATTCTAAAGTAACAACACGTTTTCTTAAATCTTCATTTTCAGTTACAACACCATCATATAAAGGTTTTGGAACTAAATCTTTTGCCTGTTTCGGTATGTTTGGTTTTAATTCTTTTAAATTAACATCTATTGCTTTTTTTAATTCCGTCTCGTCTATTTTTGGCTTATTTAATTTTTTAAAAACCAAAGATGTTTCAGGTCTTAAATTATCAACTATGTTTACATTATATTCATTTTTAGAAATAGCAGATGAGCCCGAAACACTTAATATTTGTTCAAGTCTTTTATCTTTTTCTTCTTGCAATCTTAATGCTATAGCTTCTAAATTTGTCATTATACAACATCAAATATTAATTTGTCATCAATTATTTTTGTAACATTATCTACAACAACTTTTAATTTTAATCTGTATGTTCTATTAATTGAATATGCAGATGTATCTAAAAAGAAATAGTTTGATTTAGAATCGCAACTTAATTTAGAATAATCACCAAACGGAACAATTATTTCATTTGTTATATAATCTTCAATTTGATAATATGAAGATGTAGGTAAGTATTTTGATTGATCATATTCAAAATTAATTCCAAATGATTTTTCAGGATAGATATCTCTACCTTTTACTCTTATTTTTATTTGAGTGTTCTGAAAATATTCTTTTTGTAAATTTGTTACAATTATTTTAGAATTTTCTAATACATCCGAACTTACAGAGCCGGTTATTGGTGATAATGAGCCCGTTGCAAATACACTATCATCCCAAACTAATTCTAATTTTGGTTGATATATTGTATTTGTTTCTTTTGAAAAGAATTTTAATAAACCATAATCGGTTGTATCATTTTCGGCATCAATACTATGTCTTACTATAAATCCATTATTTGGCAATGAACCACTAATCCATTGGTGTGTTATATCAGTTACATTCATTCTAACATCATCAGGTTCGTAGTTATAAGATTGTGTTGCAGAGCCTGTTATATACCAAGTACCACCCTCTGCATTTGCCGAACCGGTAGTTCCGGCTTCAAAAATTGCTGTACCTCCGGTTGTATTTTCTTGCCAACTAATAGTTCCATTTCTGTATTTCCAACTAACACCATCGGTAGTAATATTATCAAATTTAGTACCTGTACCCATTGTCCAACTTTGAGATACTGCGTTTGCAAAGATTGAATATTCTAAAGGAATTTCCGATGAATTTGCCGAATGTAATACTAAAAATATATTCCAACTTCCTGTTCCAATTGTTTCAATTTCGGACTTTAATGAGCCGGTATCAAATTTTATAAGGGTTCTAGCTATATCTTTTATAGAACCATAATAAAGTTTACCTACTTCCAATATTTCATCTCTACCTGCGTTTTGGTCAGGTTGTTGTAGGTAAATACTTGCGTCGAATGATGATGTAAAAAATTTATGCATATTATAAAGCTCTTCCTTTTATATCTTTGTTAGGGAATTTTACTTCGAAAACACAAGGGTCTAAAGATGGATAAATTATCTTACCTTTAGTTGCTTCATCTAAATTGTATTTATTTAGTGAATATCCTGCACCACCCTCACCACATATGTTATATAATTTAACGGATGGAACACTCATAACACCTTCAACATTTGCAAGGATTAATTCTATCTCTGAAATGTTTATTGGTTTGTTAAATGTCCAATTATCTATATTGAAATAATCTTGCATTTCTGTTAAACAATTTGCTAATATTTCTCTTTTATTAAAATTTGAATAAGAAATTATTTCAAAATCAATACCAATATTTACAATAAATCCATCAATAATATTTACACCATCTGTTAGAATTCTATATTCACCTAAATATGTTTTTAAGTTTTCTTTTACTGCTATATTTAGGTTTGTTAATTTTTTATCAGATGTATAACCCAATACATACATATTAATTGCGAATGGATTGTTTAATTCTACAACATTTCCTCTTTTTTGTGAAAGATATTTTGCAAGCTCTAATTGTATATCGTTTTTTGATAGTCCTTTTATTGAATCTACTAAATTCGTAAATTCTTGTAAATTTTTAGGATTTGAAAGAATTGATGCTGGAGAACCACCATCTATTTCACCATCAGCTGAAACATAAACCTTTGCAACACTACCATATCTTTCCGGCATTGATATAGCTCTAACTGTATAATCTTGTCTAGTTACTGCACGATTTTGTGAGCCAAACATTGCTATTGCATTTTGTCTAATTTCTTCTATCGATTCGCCACCCCTGCCACCAACTGCAGGTTCTAAATTTTCAACTGCAATAGAATCTTTAAATTCCTCATAAGCGGCAGCTTGTTCGTCAGTAAAACTTAAAAGGTCCTCTTCAAATTCTATACTATCTATAAATGTCAAATCTTCAGAATTTACATTAGATTCTACTCCACCACCAACTAAATATTTTATTGTAAGTGTTTTTCCAAAAGGTGATATACCAAATGTATTTGTTTTTAAAAAATTAGATGGGTCAATTCCCTCATTTGTTCTTTTTATAGAGTTTGCTAATCCTAATCCAACATTTTTTGTATTTGGTAAAAGTATTTCATCCTCAAATCCTGCAGAATTGTTTCCACTGCCAAATTGAAGTGATATTGTATTGTTTGTATTTACTTTTATTGAAAACCTTCTAGGTACTTTTTTTACCTCCAATATGTAAGGAACCGTTGATGCATATTCTGATAAATTAGAATTTGTTTCTGTGTTTGGTTGTTCCACAAAAATACTTTCTTGTGCCAAATAAGGAACTTCATACCACTCATTGCCTTGTGAATCCATGCAAGATATTATTGATATTACGTTTGTTTCATTTAAATCTATTGTTGGATATTCCGAATTATCTGTTATATCTACAGTAATTTCTCTTTCTTCTGCAGAAATTGCTTTTACTTTTTTGGTTATCAAATATAAATTTGGTGCACCTGTTGATTCATCTCTACCTATAACATCTATTTCTCTATCAGTTGGATTTGAAAAATCAATCGTATCTATCGTTCTAAATATTATATTTGAATTAGTTCTAGATTGTATTTGTAATCCATCTTTTATTTTAAAATAATATGTAGAATTTGGTTGATAGTTACCACCTGCACCATTTGCTGGTACAGTTTGATAAACGGTTAATGTTGTAACAGCTGGTGCAGTTAGTTTTGGTTTATACCCAAGTGCTTGTGCTAAGGCTATAACGTTCTTTTTTTCCGTTGCATGTAACAACATCGATTCTTTCAACTGAACGTCTTGATAAAATGATAATACATCTCCAACGTAAGATGCCATATCTAAAAATACACTACCAGGAGATGCTTCACTAAAATCTGAAAATGTGTTTGGGAAATATGTTTTAGAATATTCAACCAAATTTTGTCTAAATGATGCAAAATCTTTACCGACATAATTTATATCTCTAGTATTATTTTTCCAATTTTTATCTGTTGGTTTTAGTGCCATTTACTATTCTTTTATACTTACATTTAATGTTTCGGAAAGATTTTCATTTGATTTTAAAGAAAATTTTATCTCTAAATTTATTTGATGTTTATCGATATGCTCATCATCGTAATCAAAAATAATTTCATCAATATTAATATACGGTATCCAATTATCTACCGCTCTTATAATAGATGCTTCTATTTTATTATCTATTTCACCATTTATAATTGGTTCAAACAATAAAGAATAAATATCACATCCGAATTCAGGATACATAACTCTTTCCCCTTTCTTGGTCATTATG